TGCCATATTTTTTCTCCTTCATTAAAAATAGGGAGACCCATAAGAGCCTCCCTACTTTAATTTTATTCGAGACCGTAGATAGCACCGCAACCTTTAGGATTACGAACTTCTAGAGTGAATTCTTCAACCATCATACCAACAGTTGAGTCACCCTTCTGGCCTACGTCTACTTCTTGCAGAGGACGCAGAGTAGCAATATTGAACCACATTGGATCATAAATCAGTGCTGCAAAGTCAGCTACATCAGTAGTAGCAGCAAGGTTTGCAGGGGTAGCGTTTGAGTTAATAAACTGTACGCTGTTTGAAAGACCCATAATGTAGTTAGGAACTACCATAATATCACCAAAGTCAGACATATATACGTCTACTGACTGGCGAAGCTTACCTTTTTCATCAAGATTACGGCGTACCCCTGAATCACCAACCATTAGGTCAGAGAAATCACGGCGCAGCTTTGGTGACAACATAATGCTAGTTGCCTTACCGCCTTCCTGATAAATCTTCTGCATAACTTCATCAATATCAGACAGTGCTAGTGAACCATTAGTAGGAGCAGCAGTAGTAGTTAGCGAAGAACGTACTACAGCAGTACCGTCTGCAGTTGTTGCAGGGGCTGCCCACTGACCAGCATAGTTAACAGTGCTGACTGAGTTAATGAAAGATTGAAAACCACCAGCAGAGCGAGCAGTGTTACCTTGTGAACCTACAGCAGAAGATACGTTGAACGAATGAACCATGTCATGTTCTACGTCACGGCGAAGTTCAGTACCACGCTTTTTAAGCTGATAAGCATATTCATCAGCAATACCAGCCTGATCTACTGCACGGCGTGTGCCTGATACAGCAATAGTCTTACCGTTAATCTGGGTATAGTTACCAAGACGAGTACGGGTTGGACCACTCTCAGCAAACTTTGCGCCTACTGCAGGAGTTGCAGATGCACCACCTGAAGCTGGCTCAAGGTAGTCTTGGCCTTCTGCAATACGAGAAGAACCAGGAGCTTCGAGAGTGTCAGTTTGCCATTCGTGATAAATAGCAGTTGCCTTTGTTTTGCCAATAGATGCAATGAAAGGAGTTTCATCACGAGTAATCATCGTGATAAAGTTGGCAAGATCCTCACGCTGTGAGACGTCTTTGCCAGTTCCGCGAGCAGGACCTGCTGGTCCACCAGTGCCGCGTACACCAAGAGTTGTAGTCATATTAAATTACCTCCAACGGTACTAAAGATTTAAAGAGCGTTCAGCAAGTCCCCGTAGGAAATCCATTTGTTCAGCTTCACTAGCCTCTCCACTAAGCGCACGTTGTCTTGTCTTTTCACTAGCCTCAACTTTCTTTTTAGTTATAGACTTAGCTTTTTTAACAGGTGCTCTTTTAGTAGATGCGACTTTCCGTTTTGCCTGACCTTTCGTAACGCCTTGTTTAAGGCGGCGATAGTCATCAACAAACTTAACAATAATTGGATCTGCAATTGTATCTAAGATTTCAGGTGCAATACCTTCTTCTATTGCAAATTTACGAATAGCCATAGCCGTTTCTTCGTTAAAGTCAGGAATCATTGTTGGAATTGTTTCATTAAAGTAATTCACTTGTTCTTCCCAGGCTTTATTTTGTTGGGCTTCCATTTGAGACTCTACTGTCTTAACAATATTTTCTCTTTTATTTCTGGCATCCCAATAACGTTTTTGCGCTTGTTCGCGTTTATCCTTAAGATCGTTAACTTCATAAGTATCACCTTCTTCTCTAGCCTTTTCAATTTTAGCTTCGATATCATGATACTGTTTAGCAAACGCTTGTTCTTCTGAATATAGGACAGCGGCAGAAGCCTTAGTGACATTTTCAATTTCACTTAGCTTAGCTTGATATTCTTCTTCCGCTTGTTTTCTTGCTTCACCTAATTCACGACCCTTCTTTGAAAGATGTTGTTCAGTAGAGTAACCTTTTATAAGATCACCAAAGGATACTTCCATCTCTTCACCGTCAATTTTAACGGCTACTTTAGCATCCAAGTCAAGATCGTCCGTAGAAAAAACTTCAACATCTTGGGTAGACTCGTCATCCTCATCTGATGTTTCTTCTTCTTCGTCTTCTACTTCCTCTTCAACTTCTTCAGTATCGTCTTCCTCCAACGCTTCGGGTTCGTCTTCGTTGGATTCTTCCGTGTCAACTTCAGGGATTTGTTCATCGGGTAGAGATTCTTCATCTAGGAACTGTGTGTTCCGAAGAATGTCAGCCAACAAAGCCTCTTCCGTACGACCACCACTAGCTACAGAGTCATCCCTAAGGGTAGAGTCTGTTGTTGCTTCGGTATTACTCATTTAAGCCTCCTTCTTAGTATTAGGTTGCTTATCTTTGGGAGCATAATGCTTCTTAAGATTAATAAGAGTTTCTAGTGTTCCTGCATTAATCTTGCATTTGCCAGCACTCCGCATTGAATCATATTCTAAGAGATTAATCATCTCATCAATATTAGTGCTTAGTTTTTCGTAATCAATTTGCCTCATTGTTGTCCTCCTGGATATGGGGAATATTCTTCCCATACATTTCAAAACTCATCATCTTTTCTTTTACACTGCCTAATGCCATAGCCGCAGCATAAAGGAACTCTCTAGATTTAGTTTCGTGAGGGTCTGTCTTTAACCACTCTACAAAATAATCTACAAGTACTTCTCCATACGCTTCATCAAAAAACTCATCCCTTTCTTTGGCAGCGAAGTGACCCTTAACATGAGCCCTTCGCGCCAATTCTTCAGGATGAATTTTATGTTTACCGTAGGATTTATTATTACCCAGCCTCTTCTCGGCTGACTCACGGTATTTATCCATAATTTATCCTTGTTGTATAATTTGTCTTGCAAGCATAATAATCTGATCATAGCTAGGATGTTCAGGAAGTTCGGCTCCTTCTTTAGTCGCTTTGACTGTAAGATCAGCCCACTCTTGAAAATGCCTATCAATTGATACTGCAAGCTGTCTAGCGTTATCATCCAAAGTATTTTTAGATTGAGCGTTAGTATAGCCAACGTTTGCTTCTGCGAGAGCTGCATCAGCCTCTAGCTTACGTTGAGCAACAGCCTGTTCTGCTTGTTGTTTCTGAGTTTGTTCTTCAATAGCCTTTGCTGCTTTCTCTTTAAACTCAGGAGTAGTATAGTCTTCTAAGAAGTCATTACTATCTAAGTTCATAGACTCAATAAGTTTAGTAGCAAGAACTGCAGGGGCTTCTGTCTTAATAACAATACCTGATCCTTGTTGATTTAATGCAGGAAGTATTTCTGCACCTATCTTACTTAACTTTTGAATCATATTAGAGTTAGAGTTTTCACCAATATCTAAAAGTATCTCAACATCCATTTTAGAAGGTAACTCTGAAATATTAATAGAGCCATACACTCCATCTTGATAATAAGATTGTTTACCTTTCATCTTAGAACGCATGGTTTCATAAATACCAGCAACAAGCCGCTTGAATCCAGTTTCCGCAAATCTACGCGCGATATGCTGGATTCTTTTCTGTGCAGCGGATTGCACAGCCGATAACTTTTGTTCAGAATTACCTGATACATAAAGTGTATCGTTTAACCCTTGGGCTGCTTTTGACATTCCTGTTGCTTGTTCTTTAATTAATTGTAAATGAGTAAGCAAAGGAACTGTGCCTGTAGATAAAGCTTCGGGTGGCATTGATTGTACTGCTGCAGCAGGATTTCCATTAGTAGGAATAATCTGCTTAGGCTTCATATTTTGCAATGCACTAAAGTCTACTACGTTTGGATCTGCAAGCTTTGGAGAATAGTTAGTAAGATAAGTATTCTCAACAAAACCTCTAAGGATTGCAGTAGAGGCAAGAGTAGAGCTTCTTGCAAAGTCTGCCATTGATAGTCCATAAAACTCATGAGGAATATCAATAGGAACAATCGATGCAATAGGAATCATCTCACAATCTTCTTCCCAAAGAATGTGCTTACCTGCAGTAATAATATGCTTTAGCTCTGCAATACCATCACCATCTCTATCTACTCTAATCCATGATTCAGTTACAGTAACTTCTGAGTTTGCTTCTAGAGAATAAACTCCTTCTGAGTTCATTCCTTGCCAGTAGGTCTGTCCTACAATTTCTTTTCTAGCAGCAATCTCTTCGCTGTAAGGCGAGTTACCTAACCAATTAGTATCTACCCCAAGCTCTGCCCAAGTATCAGGATCAATATCATTAGCCCATTCAGGATAATATTTCCTGAGGTCAGACTTAGTCATTTCTGTTTGAATACCTACGTATGCCGCATCATCAATATCTTTGGCATCATTAGAGATTCTAAATGACTCTGGGGGAATACATTCGAGTTTAACTCGTGATTTATCAACTTTCTTTCTAAGCCTTACGTCTACATATTGTATCATTTCAGCAGACGTATCGAGCGTTAGCTCGCCGACGATTTCTAAGTTTTCATCCGCAAGGATCTCGTCAAGCTTCGCTTCGTCAATCGATTCATACTCCTCAATTACATAATCGTACTCTTCGACATAATCCCAACGGATTACTGCGTTTTTCCAGAGTAATGAGGATTTAATCCAGGACTGTAGAATTTCCCAACCTTTATTCTTTTTGAATATACAATAGTTAACTATCTTACTGGCTTCTTTAGCAGCTTTAAATGCCCCTGGACTATCGTCATAGGGAACAAATCTAGCAAGTCTGTTATTACTTAAGAATAGTTCTGAAATAACTGCAGTATAGGCTTCCACTACTTCTGTAGTAGAAGTATCTACAATCGTACTTACGCCCTGAGGGGCAAGGTGAGATTGAGGAACTCCTGCAAACTCATAGGTTGCCTTAAGTCTTTCTCTTGTAAGATCTGAACTATTAAGCCAGTCACCTACGCTATTATTAATGCCAGCGTCAATTAGAGATACTAACTGAGCGTCTGTTACCTGTTCTTTATAACCTGAATGTGCCATTATGCTTTACCTGTAGTCATGTAAAGCGGCTTAGCGGCTTCCATTACTTTCTGATTATAGTTTTTACTTCCTGGTTGAGACAAGGGTATCTTACGTTCGCCCTTAGCTTCTTTTTTCTTTTCTGTTTGTTGTATAAAACGTGACATGTACCGCTCCTGGGTTTAATATCCTGTATCACTTTCTTTAACTAGTAATAGGTCAAATGTTCCTGTTACTCTTGTGTTATTTGTTTCTACTTCTGATGCTCTTAACTCAATATCTGTTTTTTCGTTAAGTCTAATAGGATGTGGAAAATTCATTGAATAGGTATTTTGATAGATTTCTGACAGGTGAAGAATTTTAAAGGATTCTCCGTTTTGTCGCTGAAACATACTAATTTGAACATCTTCGTTTTTATTTACAGACGCACCTAATTGTAGTAAGTATCCAGTATGCCCTGCTGGAATCGTATAAACTGCCATAAGCGTTTGCGAATAGCCAGGATCAATTTGTGCTACTACTGTGCCTACGCCAGAACCAACTCTTACAGTGATAGTTCCTGCGTTTTCAGCAGTATGATTATAGATCATTCTAAAGACTCTAAAAAACGTATTAGTTGTCGTAACTGCAGTAAGTCCTGTCATTGTTATTGTTTCTATAATAGGATTAAAGTTTTCGTCCAATCCTTGAATTTCAAGAGTGCTAGTGTCTGCTGCATCTGTAGAAATAGCATAGAGTGTTTGGGCTGTTGTTAAAGCAGACCAAGGGTATAGTCCTCCTCCTGTCCATATTGTTTCAGGATCTGTATTACCATCAATCTGAAAATTTGCACCATACTTATGAATAAATGAGTGTCCAGCAACTAAGCCTTTACTCACCGACAAATAAAAAGGTTCTGCTGTATTTCTACGGATATACCTTTCTTCTATCACACCTCTGGGTTGTGCCATTACCATTTCACCTTATTCGCCCAATAAGCTGCACTCATTGGACCTTTTCTAATATTAGCTGCATGACGAGCTTTCCACGCTTGTCTGCGCTTACGGTAAGACTCGGACTCTCCTGCTTTTTTAGGACTGCCTGATACACCCTGAGACCCAAACCTAATTAACTTTTCTTTACCACCCGACCTTGCAAGGACAGCATGGGACTTGGTGGGATGGTTAGGGGTTCTTTTTGGCTTGTTGTAACCTGAGAAGGTTTCACCGCCTTTTTCAATTGACATCTTTTTTCTCCATTACCCCAGTAAACAACGGGACTTTTATATTTCTTACGTCTTACCTTCATTGCTCATCCAAACTCCGAATGCACCTGTCATAGCACCCATTACAACGCTTACAAAAGCGGATTGTGGTGCTGTTGGGTCTTCCAAGCTCATAAACCACTCTGCACAACGCCAACTCATTACGGTCATTACTATCATCATTAGTCTTGGCAGTATTTTCCATTTAAGAAATGTCTCTATGCTCATGCCTGTCTAGCCCTTTTAATTTTCTTTTTAGCTGACTTAGTGTTTGAAGCAAATTGTTTTCCTTCTTTAATAGCTTTTCTCTTAGCCCTAGTGGTAGCAGCGTGTTCTGATGCTGTGAGAGACTTAACAGCTGAAGCTGGCATATAACGCTCGCCAGTAGCAAGCGGCCCTTGTATAGAAGGTTTCCCACTCTTAGT